TTCTATCAACTATTTTTTCTAAAGAGTTACTTCTAATATATCTTGGATACGAGTGTATATTTAATGTCTTAGTCAATTCTTGTTGGTTTTTTGTTAAATAGTTGTAATATAACGAACTATTAGTTAATTCTACATCTTCTATACCATTTGAAGATATAATATCCTCAAAAGAATATAAAACACCATTTCTTCTAAAACCTATTGATGCAAATTCTTGTAAATCTTCTAAATAGTTAGTTCGGAGTTTAGATACAAACTCATTATAAAAGTCGACATTTTCTAATTCTGTAGTTGTGTAAGGCATTATAGACTTACCTTAAACGTAAATCCCTCATCATAATATTGGTCTAACTCATCCGATGTACCTTCATCAGTTACTACTCTATATTGTAAAGTGTAATATCTTTCTGGTTGATATCCGTTTAAATCTAAGTTAAAATAATTACCAGTTGAATCACAGCTCATTTTAGAACCCGTACCGAATGATACGATAACATCATCTGTTTCAGCATCAGTAATTGAATAGTATGCAGAACCACTTGGTAAATATTTTATTGTTAAACCGGCTGGTGTAGTTGAATACGTTTTTGATGGAAATCTTTCTCTACCGACAACTCTAAATTTAATTCTTGAATTTTCTTTATACTCCGGTCTTAGGCCTTTCATATAAATTACACTATCTTCTAAATTAGTAGATGTCATTGCGTCTAAAGAACCAGTAGACCATGCCGAATCATCCCATACAGCCTCTAACGTTGGTGGATATATTGTGTGAGTATTTGATGAAAAGAATGAGAAACTACCTAAACGGTCTGTATTACCTTCTGATGCTGATGGGTGATTATTCCCAACACTACCACTTCGTTTAACTAAAAACCCGTCATTAACAATCGTACCGTTTAACCACGCATTCACAGTACCAGTAACATCTATCTTTAAATCTTGTGATTTATAATTGAGAGACGCGGATGCTGCTGGTGCCACACTCGAACTGTACCACATACCACCGGCTCCATCTTCAGCACCACTACCACTCGACCACAATTCACCGTTAGTATCACTATATCTATATTTCCAACTACAACCATCAGCTGTTTGTGGATTATCATAAGAACGACCTGTTCCCATATCCCAAGAACCACTGACTGGATATGCGTATAAACTCTGTGATGTTGCTAATGCTTTTGGATTAGCATCATATAGATTTAAATAATACTTCGCTGCTCTACTACCTGAGTGTGGTATCAATCCAGAAGCTGAAGCTTCCTGAAAGTATGTTGTATCAAATTTCATTAAGATTCGAGAAACATCTACACTTGCTCCGGTATCGCTAACATTTTTTCTAATCTCTAATATTTCATCCATACCAGAGTTTACACTTGAACTAGCTTCAAAAATTGTTGTATCTTTTTCAGGAAATATAAAATAATGCATTAACTTACTCCACTATACCTAAATTATCACCGACAACTTTACCCTTGATGTCTGCGTTAGGATATTTAATTTCAAAAATACTTGGGTCTAATGCTGGGTATAAAACACCGTCAATTAAACTGTTCTTTATATCATAAAAATTTCCAGAATACCCTTCACCCGCTTTATATTTATTTTCAACCTGTATTACTGTATCAGAATTGATTGGTGGGACGACTGATGCTACACCATCTACTAATGAAAGTTCATATGCTATATCTGATAAAACAATAGGTTGTCCGATTTGCCATCTATCAATGTCAAAGAAATCTTTAATAGATGCTACACATCTAAGTAAGACCTCGTTCTTTGCAAATTCTGACTTTGTTAATATTGCAAAGTTAATAGCTATGTTAATAACATATGCATCTTTAATATTAACAGCGTCAGTTACAAGTCTGTATTGTGATAGGTAAGTTTTTAAATTTTCTTTTACAGTTTGGTTTAATTGTGTTAGTTTTTTATTTGAATCGTAACCTAACGTATACATATTCATAGCTAACGGATTAGGTATTCTAACTTGTAATGATTTTATTGTTCTTTTATCATCAACATCAGCTTGTGTTACTATTCTTTCTAACTCATCAGTACCGGTTGACTTATTTAATTGGTCATCTTGTACCAAATGAGCTTTTGCGATATTACCATATTTTGCTGGAAGAGAATATGTTCTAACAATATAATCTTCTTTTGTTACAGCGCGCTGCTGTGCTTGAAAATATGATAATGCGTTTTCTCTAACTTCTCTAATTGATTCACCGGCTGAACCACCGGTAGCTGGTTTTGAATTAATAAATGATACTGAGTCTTTTGATTCTTGAACTGCTGTTGTAGATAATAAAGTATCTTGTATCTCATATGAAATACTTGATATTGAAGTTACATCATTAGCGTTAACGTTATCACTAATACCACCACCGTATGCATATTTTATAGTAAGTGTTGTAGCGGAAGGAGCTAATCCAAATGATTTAGTTTTTAAAAAATTACTTGGGTCAAACGCTGTAGTTAAATACGTTGGACTACCTGGTAACGTTGAACCTACCATTGATGGATTTGGAATAATTTCTTCATCTGCGTTATCAGAGATGCCGGCTCCGAATCTAAGAATTGATGAATCGTTTTGGTCAATATATCGTGTAAATCTACGGGAAGTTTTATTTAACTTTAAAATGTAAGGTGAGGTTTCTCTATTAATTACTGATGTAGCGTCATTAGTTGCGTTGTTTTCAATATCAGTAAATACTGTATCTCTTGCTAATGAATCTACTTCATACCAATTATTACCATCACTATCTATTGTCGAAATAATCTCTATTACTTTTGGATTTGATAATTTTATATGAGCGTATTTTTCTGCCGCTCCGAATGAAAAAGTTTCTGATACTATATTTCCACTCTCAGCCTTTACTTTCTTTTTTAACAAATACTTTGTTGGTATATCATCTTCACTTTCAAATATTGCAATATTACGTGGGTCATATGAACTTGAGAACTTAAAGTTTACATCATCTATTGTCCTAAATGTTGTACCTGTGCTTGTCGAGATGACCTGTGTACCCGCTTTTACATTGAGAGCGTATCTTTCATCAGGCTTTTCGTTCAGTGCCGGGACGGTCTGGAATACGTCTAATACAACTGAAGACGGTGATGTAACATTTGGTTTATATCCGAATGACTGAGCTATATTATAAACATTTCTTTTCTCTTCAGCATAAGCAAGAAGTGATTCTCTAAATTGTGAATCAATGTAATAAGAAAGAACATCACCAACATACGCCGCCATTTCAATAAACATCATACCGGGTGATGATTCATTAAAATCGTTATATGTGTTCGGAAAATATACTTTAGCAAACTCAATTAAATTATCTCTAAAGTCACTAAAGTCTTTATTAAGATAATTAACTTGTTTCACCATATTCTTTTTTGTACTTGTTCTTGCCATTTAATTACTCCTAAACTCGTTCCGCGGTATATCCTGTGTCTAAAGTTATTGATTCCATTGTTTGAGGATTTAGTGTAGTTGAATACCTTACTTCTACAAAAATTTTATTTTGGTCACCTTCATTTGTGAGTGTATTTACTTCTTGAATATTAATATAAGGTAACCACGTTGAAACTACTTGTTTTACCTCTTCTTCAATTCGAACTGGTAGTTCATCATTTATTTGTTCAAAACAAAATTCTCTTAATCTACTACCAAATTCAGGTTGTGCAACTCTTTCACCTACGTGAGTTAGTAATAAATTTTTTAAATTATGTTTTGCTTGTTCTAATGAATTTTTAGTTAGTGCGAAATCGTTAAACCTATCTTGTCTTATTGGAAAAGATAAACCTATATACGTATTCGGATTTAAATCATTTTCTAATGCACTTCCCATTATTTATCCTTCTTATTAATAACGTTCATTAAACTACTGTAATCTCGTGTTAAAGCATTTGTTATATATTCTGGTACTTGTTCTGAAGTAACGCCGGCTCTTTTGAATGTATCTATAGCAACCATATCTCGTTTAACTTCTTCAGGTTTACCATACCCCATAAGTTCACTCATACGTGAAGTATCAAATGCTTTACCACCTATTGTTGGGTATTCATCTTTTTGTGACTTTGACAATCCAGTTGTTTCATTTAAAAGTTTATTGATAGTACTGTTTTGTGTAAACTGTTTTTCTTGTTTTGGTTTTTGTTCTGAAGTTGATATCTCAGAAACCATGTTTTTTAACGTCGGTGAAGTATTCTCTTTAATAAATATCTTCTGAACTTCTTTTTGTACCTCTCTACGAACTACTTCTCGTATTATTTTTACAAGGTCTTTTTTAGTCATAATAACTCCTCTGTGTTCTTTTTTAAATTTTCCAATGATGGTGGTATGGTTACCTTGGGCACTTCAGGTATTTTAGGTATATCTATTTCAGGTATCTCAGGTATGTCGAATGGTAATTTAAAATCTGGGTCTGCAGTCATTACTTGAAAATTTAAAAATGACAAATTAAGTATTGAATCAGCCGCAGTATTGATATCTTTAAGTAATTTAGCAGCGTCAGTAGCTACTTTAGGTAAAAGTCCAGAACCTACTGAAACTAATACAGATTGTATACCAGTTAGTATACCTAGTATACTGTTTTGAAATTCTAACATTTTTTGACCATTAACTGTCGGTAACATTGGTGCTCTTGGGTCACCCATTTTTATAGTTCCAACTTTTTTAGCATTTATAAAAACTTCATCACCTACTAAAAATAAATTTCTCTTTCCAGTAATAAATATATCATTTGATTTTATTTGAATTTTTTTACTATCATTATCAGTATCATCTATACCACCTTCTAAATATATAGATGAATCATCTTTATTTAAACTTTCTACTGTACCTCTAAGACCTGCAACTATTTTTATTAAAGGTTTATGTTTAGTTATTTTAATTTCTTCATTATCTGCATTTGTTTCAGTTTTCTTTACAATCCTTGAACCGAAGTGTATTGACTGTCCAAACCTACCTTCAAATAAAATACTACCCTCACTTATCTCAAGTGGTGTAACATCTTTTCTTTCGAATGTCTTACCGTATTTTGTATTTTGTACATAATTCCCACTAGCACCTGGTATAGAATTTTCATTAACAGAACCTTTACGATTTATAATACTTGTATAAAAATGTTGTCCATTATATTCTGTAACTACTACGTGTTCACCAATTACAGGAACAGCAGTTATATTTGGTGTTAAAGATTTAACTACACCACCCAGTATTTCTTGATTTGGATTATTTATAAAAGTTCCTCTAACACTACCTCGATTTCCAGGTTCATTTAATATAACTTCTGTAACTTCAAAAGCTTCTCCTTCAAAAAAATCATACTGTGATGAAGCTATTAATTTTTTTACCATCGAACCTATTCTTGAAAAAGTGGGTATACCCGTGTCATAAGATGTAGATGTATCTACTCTTCTTTTTCGTCTATAAGCCATTTAATTTACCTTTGTTACTGTTTCAATTTTATTATGTATCTTATCTGATTCTATTTGTATATCTTTTATGGTATCTTCCATTCCTGAAAGTAGTTGTGTTTTTTCTTCTTCTGATAACCCAAATTCATCTTCTGAACCAACTCTACCTTCTGCAGAAATAAGTCTTTGAACAACAGAAGCCATCTTAACAAGTTGGTCATCGTTCTTTACATTAATCTCTAAGTACTCTTTAATCATAGGTACCATCTGTACCGCGGAATCACCGTCTTTAATGAATTGAACAAGTTCTCGTGTTAAAACGTCAAGTTGTTTACGATTGTGTTGTGTATTGTCGTAAATGTCTTTAAATAATGATGATAGTGATTTACCATCAAAGATTTCATAATCTATAGCCATAGTTCACCTAAATGTTTTTATGTAATAATAAATATAGTATAACTGAAAAACTTTCGTATATAAATATATATTGAGATTTATTATTTGTTTACAATATAGTTATTATTGAGGGTTACTCGGTTCTTAATTTACTACTGAGTAGCCCTTTTTTCTTAACTAACGGGAGAAAACCATGAAGGAAATCGTAACAACATTCAAAGGATGGATTGATGACTTAGGTCATTTAATGTTATCTTTTGTAGCCATAGGAGCTGTATCTGAAGTAATATTCGGAAGTGGTATCTTTGGCGTTAATGTTATAGGTAACCTCACATCCATCATAAACAGTTTCGGCGAGTCGGGTTTCGCTGGGCTTGTCGCCTTGTTGGTGTTGGTGGGTTTATTTCGCAAGTAGGACGAAATAGTTCTATATTCCTACAATCAATATAGAGCAATAAAAAAGGGAAGCGAAAGCTTCCCTTTTTTGTTTTTATGAGCCGTTGACAGGAATCGAACCCGTGACATCTTCATTACAAGTGAAGCGCTCTACCGTCTGAGCTACAACGGCTAGTTTGTCGAGATGGCTGGATTTGAACCAACGACCCCTTGCTCCCAAAGCAAGTGTTCTACCTGACTGAACTACATCTCGTATGAAATATAGTGGAGCTGACAGGATTCGAACCTGCGACTTCTTCCGTGCAAGGGAAGCACTCTCCCAGACTGAGTTACAGCCCCATATTTAGTAGCCGAGAAGGGAATCGAACCCCTGTTTACAGGATGAAAACCTGGCGTCCTAACCATTAGACGACTCGGCCAATTCAAAAAATAGAACCAGTATTAGAAGTGTCTATTCCACCTGTATCTGAAAACTCTTCTAACATATTAAAGTAATATCTTTTCATTTGATTTATTACTCGTGTAATATGTTGTGTATTAGAACTTGTCATTTCACGAATCATAATATATAAAGCTTTTTTATTAAAGTTTTCTATATTTTTTCGTCTTCTAAATAGTTCTAATACTGAATCAGCTACTAATATATCTTTTTGTCGTCTAAATATATTAGTAAGATTATTATCCCAATATTCTAACATCTGGTCTACAAATTCTGTATTAAAATCATTAACTTCGTCTTGGTCACTTTCTTTGAATACATTTCGTTTAAAATCTAATGAAGCGATATCATCGTGTATCTTCATTTTTTTATAATTATTATTGTTATTTAATATTAAATAATTTTTACCAACTATAGAAAAATAAGAAAAAGCTCTTCCTTTATCAGGTTGGTATTTTGGTAATTGCATTACCATAAAAGATACCACTTCA